AAATTCATTGCAGTGCTAGTATTGGAACCATTCTGACTAGCAAGGGCTGCAGTAAGTTCTGCATCAGACATATTAGTATATGGGTTTACTGGAGCAGCTCCACCATAAAAACCACCTGCTTGAGCTTCTACGTCACCAGAGTTTTGTCCGTAATCTACAGGAGAAAAATCTGCTGCAGTGGGAGGTGTGTATGTATCTATATTAGCAGGATTATCATAATATCCGCTATTTAGTAACCAGTCTTCCATTTGTGTACTTCCTGTATTTGTTTGATTAAGTAATCCTGCACCTGCATCGACTGTTGCACCAACTCCAGCCCCAATACCAGCATTTATTGCACCACCTAGTAATCCTTGTCCAATATCGCCACCAGTAGCTCCTGCAGCTACACCGCCACTTACGGCTCCGCCAGCAACTTGTCCTGCTGTAGTTGATACTGCGCTACCTGTGCCAATACCAGCATTTTGTGCAGCAAGCATTGCTGTTTGTTGTGAACCTAACTCAGTTCCGTATTCTGCCATTGTACCAATGTAGTCGCCAACTTCTACACCTGCAGCAGTTGCAGCAGCAGAAACGGCTGCTCTAAATGCTACATCTTCAATAGGTAATCCAGCAGCAACTCCTTTAGCGGCTGCATAGGCTGGAATTGCATATAAAGATGTACCACCAGTAGCAGGAGCAGCAGCAATTGCTGCAATCTTAACTGCAGTTCCTACAGGGTCTTGTACTGCAGGTTGTGTAACGTTTTCGTCAATAAATACACCAACATCACCAACGGCATTGCCTACAGACTCTACAGCATCTCCGACTGAGCTTACTGCGTCTTCAACCCATTGAGCAGGACCACCGCCTTCAAGTGTCATACCTAAAGCAAAAGGACTACGACCTCCACGAGGAGAGAACGCATTAATTGGAAGAGTAGAATCTAAATTATATCTCACTTAGCAATCTCCAGTTCCCATGCAATCTTATTTCCTTTTTTGGTTGTTTTTACTGTTCCCAGTGCTTGCAACATTTTAATTAGTCTAGGATTAGTAGTTTCTGATTGCAGTTTTGTCACACCAGATTGTTTGACTGCATCAAAAGCAACTTTCATTGCTTGAGCCATTATGGGTAAAGAATCTAATGTATACATATGAACTTCTAATACACCCGGTTCTTTACGAATACCAACAAATACTGTATTCTTATCTCTTACTACAACAGCTTTTTTCTGTTGAATTAAAGCCGCTAGTGTTTTAAAGAGTTTGTCTTCTTCTTTACTAAACCCACCACGAGCCAAGTCTTTCTTGATAATCTCAGTAGGGGTATATTGTTGGTCGACAATAGTAGCCATAATTAGAATGTACCGCCATCAACTGAAGCAGCTTCTAAAGCACCTGTTACAGTTAAAGTGCCGCCAACAGTTTCGTTACCTGTAACGGCTAAAGTTACTGCAGTAAGTGTTCCAGTAAAGGTAGGAGACGCTAAATCAGCTTTAGTATTCACTGCAGTTTCAATAGCATCAAACTCAGTATTGATTTCTGCTCCACGAACGAGCTTTAATGGATTTCCAGTAGACAAAGCATCTTTAGATGCAAAGTTAGTCGCTTTTGTATAATTACTCATAGTTTTTTTCCACCCTTAACAAACACATCCACTTTTTGTAGTGAGACAGCATTATCTTTAATATTTGTTTCAAATCCAAGTTGCAGGGTTTTACCTGCACCGCTACCATTAATGTTATTGGTAAAGATAATTATACCACCAGAATACTCTCCGATGTTATACTCGCCAATACCATATTCTGCGATTACTGAAGGAGCAATGACTGTAACTGCAGACTGATAAGCCTTTTTAAAATCAAAGTCCCATTTAACTGTAACGTCTTGATTCTGCGCCCCAATCAACAACATCTCAATCTTTTTAAGAATCTTAGATACAGTAGGCTGTTGGAAGTCAAAGTAGCTTGAGTAGTAACTCATGCGATAAACTGCACCATTATCAGTGTAGCCGTTGTAAAGACCAATATAACCAGCTTGACCTAATAAAAACTCTCTTGATGCTGTAGTGCAAAAAGCAGTAGGTTTAATCTTTGTCCAAGTTGTTGTTCTTAATGAACCATCTTGTAATACACTTCTTGTATCAAAACAATAGGTATTATCATCTTCAGAAAAAGATAAGACATAAATTGCTTCAGTTGAAGAATATCCAGATTTAATAGTTTTTAAATCAGAAGTTCTAGCTAAAGACTCTAATAGGTCATCTCGAACATTCTTAGAGATGTCTCGCATTGGCATAGATTTCTCTTGTACTGTTCTAGACAAACTTCTAACTCCTGTAGCAGATAAGAAGATAATATCTGTACCAGTAGCCTGTACTGAATCTCTAGCAATACAGCCAATACCATTAATATTGTCTGATAAAGTCAATGCAGAAGGGTCTTGTGCATTTGCATAGACCAGAATATGGTTTTCACAGAAGATGATTAAGAAACCATTGTGTGCAGCAATAGCTACAATAGGGTCTCCATCACCAACTACATCAGCAATATTTAAAGAACCTGCTGTACCTGTTTGAAAGTTTAACGGATTAGTTAAATCACTAAAATAGACTGTTTGTCTATCACTAGCAATATCTGCAGTCCATATTCTTCCATAAGCCGTTATCGCACAGTTTGGTGTAAATGTGCTGCTAGTGTGTGCAATCGGCGATACAGGTAGTGTTGCTAAATCTGCTAATACTTGAAAGACATAAGCATTTGTAACTGTAGAATAATTAAAGTATAAAGGCTTTTGTCCTGCTTGTGCAACTACAGCTCTTGCTCTAGCAGTGGTAACGTTAGGAAGGGAAGCAACTTGCCAATTACTATCAGTAATGGTATAGGTAGCATTAGCTGTATCAGTACTGTTACGAACTAGTTTCTGTGTCAATGCTGAACCAGTAGACAAAAACAACTTATTGTTACCTGCAGCAAATAACTGATTATTACTTGCTGTAGGAGATAACATCTGTGCAATTGTCTTTACTGCTGCAGTTCCTAAATCACTGTTAGCAGGTAAATAGGTAGTCCAGCCCTTACGAGAACCAATACGACCAAACTTATCAATAACACAGTTATTTGCCTCTAAAGCATATCCAGCCTCTAAAGATGTTGGAGCATCTTGGAGGTTTAGACCAGCAAATCCCGGTGCTGAAATTGACGAAGTATCAAGCTGTTTGCTCAACTTGGAATCCAATTAGTGTCATCAATAGAACGATTAGATTCTAATGAAATATAGTCTGACATTAAATTCTTAGCTAAAGCATAGGCTTCAGAAGACTGAATACCGCCGTCTTCTCCACGTTCAACTACTGCTCTTGCATAAGCATTTAGAATTACCACATCTGCAGGTACTTTAATAATAGTATTATCAGAAGTTAATTGTGCTTGTGGCAATACTGTATTAAAACGAATATCATAAGCCCCATCAGGAATAGGGAATAAATCTACAAGTGAGTCTCCGTTACTATCTTGACCATTAAAGATGTAATAGTTTGGAGTACCTTTTTGTGGAGTTGTAGGTAAAAACTGTTGTGTCATAAATGACAAAGGAGCAAGTCTTAAAAACGTATTGCTAGTGTCGTTAATAACATTTAATACTTTAAAGCGAACACCTGAACCAGTTAAGACATAACTAAAGACATCAGCACTGGTTGTAGCTGTTAAGGTTTGTGTAAGAGCGTTCCAGCCGTAAGCTGCTTCAACAGAAGACTTAGCATCATTGACTAACTCGCCAATCATCTTGCTATAAGCACTTTCGTTAACAGTAGACACTTCAGACTCTCTTAGTCTACGAAGTACGCTATTAACTGCTTGTAAGTATGTTGTTGCCATTAGTTACAATCCCATTTTTTAAGTGCTAATGCTTTTCTTGTTGGTCTACCTTTTTCGTCCTTCATAGGACCTGCTACACCGCCCATGCGAGCGCAAAAACTCTTCCGTCTACCTGCAGCCTTAGGAGACTTTGCAGCCTCTTTAGCGGACACTGGTGGCTTTAGTTTAGAACCAGTAGTCTTATTGTAATAGTCTCTACCTTTTTGGTTAAGACCACCTTCAGGGTTCTGAAATGCTTTCTTTGGCATTATTTCTTCTTCTTAGCAGTCTTAGCAGAATCTTTGAAGTCTTTAGCAGTAGGAGCGCCTTTGCTGCCTACTTTACGCATACGCTCACCAGAACCTTCAGCAATACGCTTACGCTTTGCAGCGATATTAGAATAGAGTCCCTGCTTCATTATCTACCACGACCAGCAGATTTCTTCATTGGCTTCTTAGCCATTCCTGCTTGACTCATTGCAATTGCAATAGCTTGCTTACGAGACTTTACAACTGGACCACCTTTGCCGCTATGTAGTTCACCAGCTTTATACTCGTGCATTACTTTACCTACTTTTGCCATGCCTTTAGCTTTTTTCATACTTACTCCTTAGAATCCATGTTGAGTTGCTTGTTTGTAGGATTGCTCTACAGTAACAATAATACTTACAGTAGAACCTGTTTCAGACTTAACTCTAATCTCATCGCCTTCTTCTAAAAGTACATAAGAATTACCATCTAATTGAAAGTAAGTTTTAGAAGATAAGTTATATTCTAATACCACAATAATTTCTGTATTAGCACTTTTGTCGTACCACCACAAACTAAAGTGTTTAGTAGAACCACCTGCATTGTGTGCAAAGACAGTGTGCCACTTTGCTGTGTTCTGAGTAGGAACAGTGTATAAAGTTGTTAGAGTATTGGCAGTAAGGTTTTTACCTACTGATATTTCTCTCATTCTTTAGGTGTCTTTCCTAACCAACCTTGTACAGTCTTAGTTTCATAAATCCGAAAGCAAGTCCATACAATAGTTAACAGAGCAGCAATAGCAGGTAGAATCTGCGCTAGAGTACCTAGCACAGTCATTAGAGAAATGACATCACCAGCTACTTTAATACCTTCGTTTGCGTGTTCAGTCATTATTAACCAACTAATGCTTTAACTTCGTCTTGGGTTAAACCTAATGCGGCTAGTTTAGCTAGTGCAGAAGCCTTTGTATCAATGACTGCTTGTGCATCAACTTGTGCTTGTGCAGTTACCGCTTGTAGGTCGTAAGCTACTTCATTGCCGTCTGCATCGTAAGCAACATTGCCTCGTAATGTAACTACTTGTGGATATAATTTTTGAATAGCTGGAAATAAGTTAATCATGCCGCAATCTCCAAAAGGGTAATTGAACTTCTTGCACCACTTCCATTTGCATAAACTGGTGTACTGTTATTAGTTGATTTAAACGCAACAGTATATTGTTGTGCTGAAGAAGTTGCTGGAGAATCTAAGTAAGTAGAACAGCTTGGCGAAGCAAAATCAGCACCTGAGTTATATAAATAGCCAAAACCATAGGTTGCATTACCCAAATTTGTTCCGCTAGTTGTTCCTCTAAAAATAGTTACAGGGCAAATAGTAGATGATGTACCAATTTGTAATTGTGTATTTACGACAATATAAATTTTGCTTGTGGAAAATTTAGGTGTAATTGTTGCTGTTAAACCTGTTGATGTCCAAGTAGATGAACTTGTAGCAGTTTCAGTAGCATAAGTAGCATTAACCACTTGCAATACACTACCAGCACTAGCTTGTGTAGTAGCGTTGTTAAATGTTAGACCATTAGTCCCATCAATAATCATTGACATTATTCATTCTCCGCTGGTAATGGTGTGTTGCCTTCAGCTACCCATTTTAGGTAAGCTTGGTAGTCTGTATTGTCAGGGTCGAATGGGATAAAAGCGTTATCAGCAATACGAAAAACCACTTGTTGATTTATGAGTTTATACATTTATAACTCCGCAGAAAATTGTAAATCACCGCTTGAAGAACACCATAAAGGTGCGGCATTACCAGCAACAAGTCCTGATGCACCACTAATATCAACTCTAGCAAAACTTTGTGTTGCAGCAGAAAGTGATGGTGAACCACCAGCACCACTAGCACCAGCAGTTAATGTAATCCAAGTTCCAGTTGTAGAAAATGTAGGGGTTGCTCTTTTTCTTGTTTGAAATGGAACAGTAGAAATCATTTGTGTGGTTGATATACATTGCCCAAAAGCGGCTGGAATAGATGTTGTTCCTTGTACGGCTTCAAAATAGCGTTGGCAGTTAGCTAGGCTAGTCTGATAATTTACATACTCAAATCCAGTAGCACTACTTCCTACTTCTAGTTGAACACCAGTAATGTAGAAGGTTGCTCCGCTTGTAGCCACAATAGATTGACAACCACTAGCACCCCAATATGTTGCACCAGCCCAAGCACCAGCAGTTCCTACTTTAGCTGAACCGCTACCTAAATCAAAGTTTAGGTAAATGCCAGCACCATTAGTTTGTGTCCATGAACCGCTTGTATCGCCAGCAATAGTTACTGATGCTGAAGTCCAAGTGTTTGCTGATGCAATAGTGTAAGTAAATGGGTATGAACGATTGGCGGCATTATTAAACAATGAACCACCAAAAGTGCCTGTTTTGCTTGAATAGACTTGAAAGGATAAAGTTACAGTTTTAGCGTTAGCAGTTCCCCAAGCTAAATCTTGAACATTAAAACCTTCAATAATTTGTTCTAAATCAAAAAAATCCGTAGATGATGCCGAATAAGAAGAAGTAGAAGTTATGCCTAAATAGTTGTTGAACCCTACTGGTGGGGTAACAGAACCAGCATTTTGTTGAACCGAAAACTTACTTGCGGCTGACATTCTTGCTTGCCATCTATCAAGGTTATAAGTGCTATCAGAAGCAGGAGTTGTACTAGCACCAGCATTTCTTTGGTCAATAACCATCGCACCATTGATAATGCGGTTCTTCATAATAGAAGCGTTACCAGCACCTAATATTCCACCGCTAGTAGAAGTCTGAATTACATCGGCATTTACTGTTCCGTATGGCATTATGCTACTCCATGATTAGCGAATTCACCATGCAACTTGCTACGCATTTCGATGGCTACTAATTCAGCAAGTTCTAGGTCTTGCACATACCTTTGATAAGTCTTTTTGTTGTGATTCACTCTGACCGCCCATTTTTGTCTGTCATTGTTCCAAGATACACCTTTAATGCCTGATACATTATTTGACCGCAATACTTGATTGTGTGCGTTTTGGTTGTCATCTGCGGCTCGTAGATTCTCAATGCGGTTATCTGTGCGGTTGCCGTTGATATGGTCAATGTTTTTAGGCAAATAGCCATATTGCATCAAGAATACCAAGCGGTGAATACGCCAGTTGCGACCATCCACATAAACAGTTTCGTAGCCGTTAATAGCTGGCGAACCTACCCT